TGCAAAATAGATTATATTATGCGTACATTTGGGGGTCGTTAGGTCCTGTGAGTTTGCGTAGAGAACATCTCGTAAAACCCTCAGAAAAAATAGAAAATACTGCAGCGTAGCTTTACGCCTGCAATTAACTCAGAGACATCTATCTCTCTTACCTTTCCACAACTCTTACAGTGGGATAGGTGTCTCTAAATATGGAGTGATATGTTAAAAGTAAATACAGTAAGTACAAAATGGTCTGATGATTTACCAGGTGGTATAACTTGGTTTTTTATTGGGCAACCAAAGACAGGTAAAACTACACAAGCAGCATCATGGTCAAAAAAAGGTAACGAAGGAGTTCTAGTAATAGATACTGACTTAGGAGCTGATTTTGTAGATAGAGCTAATGTAGTTACCTGCTGCGCATTAAATCCTCCAGTACGTACGCAAATGAAAGATGGTATAGCAGTTACTAAAAATGGTCAAGAAGTAATAGAGATAGTCCCCACAAATGAGAGAGGATTTTATCACAGAGGTGGACCAGATAAAGGTAAGCAATGCCACGTTTATTCATTAGCTGAAATACTAGCTGATTTAATGAAAAACTGGGACGAATACCCTTACGATACAGTGGTTATTGACACAATAGATCAAGTTAATACTTGGATTGAAGATGTTGTCAAAGCTGACCAAGGTATTGAAAATATGGGTGACGGTTCCTGGGGTGCAGATTGGGCAGCAGCAAAGAAAAAGAACGCAGATATAGTCAAAAAGTTGCAAGACTTTATGAAAAAAGTAGGCGGTAATCTTATTCTTATATCACATGCAAAGCAAACAGCTATGACTGATGATAAAGCTCAATTATCCCCTTCTCTACCTAGTGGTCTAGGGAGAGCATTATGTGCTAAAGCAGATGTAATCGGCTATGCAACCGTAAATAAATCTACTCAAGATTATGAAATATCATTTGAAGGGTATGATGAACGTATGGTTGGTAGCAGATTAGCGCCATTAGCACAAAAGAAACTACCGTTCGACTATGAAGCGGTTATTAACGAAATAAAATCCTATAAGGAGGAAAAATAGATGGCAATTATGAGATCTACTATCAAGAGTGGTGGCGGAGGCGACTGGCTTGGTATAAAAACTGGAACTATAAATAAAATAACTGATGAATCGGCAAAATATGATTGGGCTGATGTATATCTAGTAGTTGAGTTTATGGTTGAAGGCTCAGAATATCCTAGAGTTATGAAAATAGCAGGTTCTTATGATAAAGAGCCTAATGGGATGATTAAAGACTGTTCACTACTTAAGAAAATAACTTATTTCTTCGATGCAATCGGTGAAATGGGTGGTCCTAATCAAGATGGATCATGGGTAAATGAAACAGAAGAACCAGTATCTGATATTGTTGCTCATCTTCAGAAGTATGTAGGCCAAACACTAACTATTTATGTATTTAAAGAGTTAGCTAAAAATGGCCAAGCTTATACAAGAGTACACAATAAAGTGTTACCTGTATCAGCTAAATCTGAAGAAGAGTTAACAGGCTATATCAACTTTCTAAAGTCTAAAGGTTTCTTAAAAGAAGCACCTGCAGACATGAGTAACCCCGCTCAGAAAGTAGAAATGAATGGCACTGGTAGTATTGCTAATGGGAACCTGGATATTGCAAGCCTATAATTTTATAGAAATTGCAAAAGAGACGCCTCGGAAACGGGGCGTACTCATCCCATATAGCGAGTTGTCTTCTCATATAGGAGATGTGCCATTATATCGTTCAATGTATCGATATGATGAGAAAGCTGTTGATTTTGCTGATGCAAATAATAACAGTATGAGGAATTATTATGGTACTAGAGCTATTGACAACATTTTAATTGATGTTGACAGAGAGCAGAATACAGACGATTACACATTAAAGAAGTGTCAGCAGATTGTCTACTCACTTACAAACGATTATGACCTTCAAGAACATAATTTCCGTGTATACTTCTCAGGCTCTGGCTACCATATTACTATTCCAAATTCAGTTTTTAACTTTACACCACAAGAGGAACTTCCCTTCCACGTAAAAGAAACAATGGTAAAGTTATTTCCAGAGATTGATTCTATGGTATATATGAGAACTGGATTATATAGAGTTGCACACACTATAAATAAAAAGACAGGACTATATAAGGTTCCATTAACCTTTTCGGAAACGATGGGGTGCACGTGGCAAAAAATTCACGACTTAGCAAAGACTCCTAGATTAGAATTTCCATATACAGAATTATTTGGAGATGGTGAACTAGAAGAATTAAAAGTTAGTGAAGTAACCATAAGCCGACCGATGGGTAAGGTAATGGAACCTAGAAAAATAGCTACTTGCGTACAAACTATGTTTAGCCAAGGACCTCAACAAGGATCAAGACACAAGACAATGCTTAGAATGATTTCACATTATAGACGAAACGGAATACCATCATCAGCAGCGAAAGCTATAATGATAGAATGGAATGACGGACAGTTAAATGAACAAGAAGTAATTGATCAAGTCGAATATTCTTATAACAAGGGTTACAAGTATGGATGTAATGATGAACTTATGTCATCACTATGTAATCCTAAATGTATTCATTATAAAAGAAAAGACTATTTAGTCGATGTAATGAGTGCTGAAGATATGCAAGCAAACCTAAGTGAAAGATTAACAACTGACTTTACAGGTAGAAGTTATAATTTTTCTAAACAACTTGGACTTAATGTCGATTGTACATTTTATCCAGGCGACCTAGTAACAATATTTGGCCCTACAGGTAGTAGTAAGACCACATTGGCACACAATATAGCGCTAGGATACGACCATTTTAATGATAGAATCGATGAAAATTCTCAAGTATCAACTTTATATTTATCTTTAGAGTTGGCAGGTTGGTATATGCATAGAAGAAGTCTTCAAATTGCAGCTAATCAGAGTAAAGAAGCAGTAACAGCGGACTATAAATCTATATATCCGTTAGTAGCTGATAAAGTAAAGCATATTAATGTACAAACTGTCGCCCCTACTTTAGAGCAGATACAAACAAAAATAACAGAACTACAACCATCTATGGTAATCGTGGATTATATTGATTTAGTTGAAACCCCTCCATCAGTGAGAGGAGAATATGAACAGATTAAATATATTTCCCATGGATTGTCGAACATGGCAGTTAACAATGACGTTATTATTGTTCAGGTATCGCAGGTAAGTAGAGACTACAGCAGAAACGAAGTACTCGATCTATATGCTGGTAAAGGCTCTGGAGCAATTGAAAACGCTTCAAGAAAAGTTATTGGGTTAAATGGGCAAGCCAATTCACCTAATAAAGAGGTCAAGTTATTTAAAAACACTGATGGAGAGTTATTCGAAGCAATGCTTGAATGGACACCATCATTCAGACTACGGAGGATAAATGTCTAACAAACCAACTACAAGAGATCTAATTGGAACTCTTATTGACCTTCAAGTAGATAGAGATAATCAAGAGCTAATAGAACCAGATAATGCTGGGCCGTTAGCTTTAATTGATGATGCTATTGAAGAAGTTAAAAAAGAAATCGCCAATAAAACGTCAGGTATTGATCATTTTATTGTAACGATGAATAAAAAAACTAATCTTATCGATGCTGAAATAAAGACGCATATGGATGAGGTTAAGAGATTACGTGGCAGAAAAAACGCAATCAAAAGAACAGAAGAATATTTCAATAAAGAATTATTACCTATGATTATAGATACATGTGGTAATGATGGAGTTTTCCAGACAGACACAACAAGATATAAGATGTTTGAGACCTGGGGACCAATTGAAATAACTGATGAAGAAGCCATTAACGATAACTACAAACGTTTTAAAGTTGAAATAGATAAAAAGAAAGCAAGACAAGATGCGATAACTGCTGCAGAAGACGGCATGGGCATCTCAGGATTCTCTATTCAAAAAGTAAAACGAGTTAGGAGGTCTTAATGATACAGGTGACTTATGATGATGGAGCGTGTTTATTAACACTATTTAGGGTATTCGGTATAGGATACACTAAAGTGAATGCAGAAGATGAAAAGTCTATTACTTTTACAATAAACATAGGAAAAATACACACGTTCTTCACATTGGCCTGGATATAGGAGGGTTAAATGTGGCTTATAATAAGAATATAAAACATAGAGGAAAGATAAGATATTGGGAAGATCGATTCACAAAAGTGTTACAAAAACACCACGGCACACACGCCAAAAAAATCTTTCATAGGCTTATGAAAAAGACCTCTACGTTAAAATCATCATTAAAGAAAAGGAGTAAGGAATATGAAGTCGTATTTGATATCACTTTGGAACAAATCAGAAAACTTTTTTTACGATTTTATGGGAAAAAGTGTAGGTATTGCCCTGATGTATTGCTGGTATCTAATATTGTATGCGACCATATGTACCCTCTTTCTTTGGGTGGTGATTCAACTCCTGGAAATCTCACCATAATATGTAAAAGGTGTAATACTAGAAAAGGACACCTTACAGATAAGGAATATATTTCTCTGTTAAACTTTCTAAAAAAGAAACCAGACAACATGAGGAATTACGTATTACGCAAACTTGCAAAGGGGGATAGCTTCGGTGAGAGTTAACATGGTAAATATAGTAAAGGGGTTTATAATAGCTAAACCTGAACTGGCGGATAGTGACGTTGAATTAATATATGCAATATGGGCATGGCAGCTCAAAAATGACAAACCATCTAAAGATGTGACTAAGATGACAGCCAAAGAACTTATGAAACAATGGAAAGACGGAAATATATCATCCGCATTCAATATTTCAAGGTCAAGGCGTAAATGTCAGCAGCATTATCCCGAAACACGTGGAGAGTCTTATGTCAAAAAGCAAAAACATCAGGAAAGAATTATCAAAGATGTCAAAAGAGAGACTGATAACGCAAATAGAGTTTTATCAGAAGGACTTGGAGATTAAATCATCAAGAGCGCTTAAGTACTATAGTGCTTTTAATTATTTAATGGAACACTTTGATCATTTACCTGATGACATAAAAAAAGAAGTAGATAAAAGACTTAAAGAAATAGGTCTTTAAAAAAACTATAGATGCAGGCACAATACAAGGTATCTATTCTTATAGAGTAGAATTTCTCGTCGGGATATTGAGTGGCTGGAAGTTGCACTAAACTAGGGGATAATAAAGCCTGGTTAACATAAAAACTCTAAAGTCCTGCATCTATAAAAAAAGGAGAAACGATGGCGCAAGGTGATAGTCTTTTTTATAGACTTAAAAATGTAAAGTTAGTACCAGATAATTATGGTATGACAATAGAAGTAAAAATGGTAAGCGTCCACAAAGGCGATGGAACTTTTGTAAAAAACTTAAAAATTGATGATGATGCTTTAAAGATTATCAAGGAAGGTTGGATTGTTTACAATGAGTAAATATAAAATGACAAAGTGCACTGCTTGTCAAAGATTTATTTCAGCTGCAGCATGCAACTTTGGATGTCCTTATTGTGGATACACAGACGGCTGAGATACAACTATACCTCCGTTGGAGGAAATTAAAGGAGTCGGCAATGACAAAAAAAGATTACGAATTGATGGCAGCAGTAATGAAAAGCCACAGCGTATTACATCAGAAAGCAACGAAAGCGATCATGGACTCGCTGATAGTTCATCTAAAAAAGGATAATGAGAAGTTTGATGAGGCTACATTTAAGGAAGCAAGTGGATTTATTGACTAAAATAAAAAACTTTATTAAATTTAGTTACGAACACTTTAAGGGGGAGAAATCGTACTTTAGGAGTTTAGTGTCGCTAAGTCCTGCGATACGGATAACTCCCCCAAATCTTATTTATTGCGAACAAGACGCAATATCAAAAATAAAAAGGGCCTCTATAACCCTGTGCGTAGATGAAACTATTGAGGAATCAAACTATGTACAAGGGCTGAGGCCCTTAGTAATTCCTACGCAAGTAAAACATAGCGACACCATCCTCAATAGTACACCAAGCTACCCAATTAAATCAAACATAACAACACATAACTGGAGATTTTATGATAAGTAAGATTTACAGCAGTAATCAAATATTATTTGCAGCTGGTTCTAGAAAAGGAAAGACCAAGAAACAGATTGCTAATATGGTACGAAACAGACAGTATAAGAAGAAGACTTATACAAAAACGATAAACAAAAAGGAGAGCTATAAAATGGCTTTTATTAAGTTAGGAAAAAGCACTTTATTTATTAATAAAGATGCTACAGAAGAAAACAGACAACCTCATTTTAGAGGTAACATTACGATAGATCACGATATTCCTAAAGGCGCAAGCATAGGACTAGCAGGTTGGTTAAATGAAAAAGGTAGTGATAAATCATTATTCTTTGCTATTTCAGCCAAAGAGGACGAACTGTCTAGTATTAACACGGATGACAAGGAGTCGGACACGCCATTCTAATGGAAATGGATGAAATTAGGATGGTTCTTGAATTACGCCCTATAATAGGAGTTAGAGAGGCTATTCTAAATATCCTTAATCAACGGGAGGTATAATGGCTACACTGGTAAACCTTAGTAATGCACAAGATGCAAAGCTTCGTGCAGAAAGCAAAAAAAACTCTGGCCCAAAAGCGTATTATCTAAAAGAATACCAAGGTCTTGATGTTGTAACTAGAGCTAAAAAAGCTGCTATGTTAGCGTCAGATAATGGTAGATGTTGGTGGGTACATGACTGGGTATTCAGAGAATTAACATGGAGGGATCCAAATGCGACTAGCAGAACATAATGAACTTCTAGAAGATATATTTGATGAAGTTCGTAAGATACGATTAGCTGGTCAGAAGGAATACGCTCACGACAAAGACAATTGTTTTGCAAACTTTGAAAGAATTGCAAATTTACAAGGCTTAAGTCGTGAGACGATTCTAATGACATATGTATTTAAGCATATTGACGGAATACAATCGTATGTAAAAGGACATAAAAGTCAGCGTGAAGACGTTAGGGGTCGAATCGTTGATATAATAGTTTACTTAACTTTATTATGGGGAATGGCTGATCAAGACGATATTAATGATGAATTTCATAAAAATGAAGATTCGTTAATAGATGAAGCAGTTAGTGCCGAAAAGCATATGCGAGAGCAAATGTTTAAAGGTGAATGGAAGCCAGAACCAAATAGATTCAAAGTGGAGGGCTACAGCCATGAAACAGGAGAAAGAGAAGAGTAAACCCTGGAAAAACGCTGAGGATTATTGCAATGCTGTGGTTCGCTCAGAAAACGGAGACGTAGGCTTTTTAGCTTGGAGATTTCTTATAGGATGTCGTATATTAGAGAGTCTGGAAGACATGATGGGATGCCCCGAAAAGGGCACAGACGTTCAAGTAATTCATGTCAACCAGGACCATTCTAAATTACGTTTAGGCCATTATGAAATCTCTTTGGCATACAAGCCCGAGGGTCTGGATAAACCGTTAAATGAGCCGAACTCAGAGTAGACCTCAGCCAAGAGGCAATACTTTATAGGGGGAGTTAAATCTCCCCTTATAAAACAAAATCCTCAACATCTATAGCTAATAAAGGAGCATAATGATTTTCAGTTGTTTGAACTGATGCATGCCCTAAAAGCTTAGATGTTTCATATATACCTATTTTTTTTATCATACGTAATCCAAAAGTACGACGTAGATCATGTAAAGTGCCTTTAATCCCCAACCTTTTCATATTATCTCTAAAAGCACGACTTGCTGTGCAGGCAGTATATTTCCACTTCTCACCTCTTTCTAAAACTTCTTGAGCCTGGCGATTTGTTCTAATAAGCCTATCCCCTCCCTTACTTTTAGCTTTGATATAATGGCCGTGATCTTCGAAGTCATAAGAACGTACCTCACATTGCCTAGCACCAGTATAATATATAAACCTCACCATTTCTTGAAAATGTAGTGGGGTTATAAGTGTTAGTATTTTTTTTAATTCATCATCAGAGAAAACACGGGTTTTACGGGTAAATTTATTACCACCTACCATTGGCTTATGAATATCAGTTAATCCTTCCTCTAAACACCATTTACTGAGCCTATTTAGGCATCTTATAATCATAGCTCTATAGTTAGTATCAGGAAAACCATCAAGTGCATAACGATTAAGACTTTTTTCGTATATACCTTTGGTATTGGGTGACCAGCCGTGATCAGCTGTTAAAAATTGTTCTTTAAATGGGATTACGTGCTCAAAAGACATATGTTACTCCTAGTAGCGAAGTAACAGTACCCTCGGCAGGAATCGAACCTGCATCTAATGCTTAGGAGGCACTTTACTTCTGGTTATTATTTTTATCTTTTGAACTTATATATTCGTAACGCTTATCGCAATAGAAAACTAAATCAGGAGTACGATTACTCTTTGAATCGGTGTAATTTAGTATTGGCTTGAGCGTGATAGCTATCGTATTCTTCATCATCTTCATTAACCATTTGATTGTTATTAATATTACTACTTAAAGCTTTAGCTCCTGCATATAAACCTGTACCTGCACCTGTAACAAATAGGCCTGTTGTAATACCCTGTTTTGCATATCTACTAATAGGCATTGGAGTTGTATTTAATTCGTTTAATGTTTTAGGAACATCTTCCCCATAACCTTTGGTAGTTCTTAAATATCTAAATTGTTGGTCAACAGGTATTACAGTTTCTTGAGGTTTCATAACTCCATGTCTCATTAAATCTTCTTCTGTATAGCCTTTTCTTAAAGCATCTTTAACTTCAGGCGTATAGCCTCTCGCTTTATCCAATATATCTTGCCTACCCTTATCTGTATTAACAGACTTATGAGCTTTATATTCTTTTAACCATTTTTTAGTTTTCCAACTTCTATGGTCAGGTAGTGGTATTTTTTTTACGCCCATAACGTTTAAAAGCTCGTGCTTCATTCCAAAAACATTCTTAGAAAGCCAATCAAACTTTTTACCATATAAGTCAAAAGCGTCAGATGGCAGCAAATAAGCATGATTTGGATCTCTAGGGTCAATCATTACTTTACCATTAATACCACCTGTATATTCATTAGATTTAAATGTGGGACTATAGCTTACTACAACTTTATCGTCAACAATCTGAACGCTATTAGATAAGTCTCTAGATTTACGGCTATCTTTTTCTCTAAATCTTTTTATTTTGTTTCTAAGTCTTTCAT